TTACTAGTATGTAACATTTTTTTAATCAAGTGCGTTAAAGATACTGGTTTAGTTTCATCATAGAGAGTAGATGGACGAAGAGATTATCCTCGAACGAGGTGATGCTGAGATTCTTAAACTCGACGAGAATGAACAGGCGTTGATGGATGAGATCCACATCGCTCCTCCTTCGCGACCAAAACCCAGACCACGACCCATGCACGCGTCAAGGCCTCCCCCGGTTCAGCACCAGGAAGAGATTGACGCCTTCGCGAATCCAAACAAGCAGTCAGCTCCTGTTAGACCCCCCGCTGAAGAAATTGACTATGGTGAATATGATGACTTCCAGGAGGAAGAGGTTGGTGAAACATTCACACAAGAAGAACCTTCGAAGGGCTACAACTCGATCGACGAGGAAAAGGCTGATCTTCTGAACAAGTTGGCACGCCTGGAGAAGAAGGGTGTCAACACCAACAAGCGTCTAAACATGTACTCGGGTGTGGATGAAATTCGCACAGAGGTGAAACGTATCACGTATGGTATCGAAGTAGACCAGTCGGTGCGGTTTTCGCGTCGTATGCTGGTAGCTTGTGTGACGGGTCTAGAGTTTCTCAATAAACGCTATAACCCCTTCGAGATTCAGCTCGAGGGTTGGTCGGAATCCGTGATGGAGTCGGTTGAGGACTACGATACGGTCTTTGAAGAACTCTACGTGAAGTACAGGAACAAGGTGAACGTCGCCCCCGAGGTGAAGTTGATCATGATGTTGGGTGGTTCCGCGATGATGTTCCACTTGACGAACAGTATGTTTAAGGCTGCCATTCCCAACATGAACGACGTCTTGAAGCAGAACCCCGACCTGGTCAAGAACATGATGTCTGCGGTCCAGAACACAGCGTCCCAGGCCCAGCAGCCCACACAGGATTCTGGTGACGGCCCCTACGAGATGAAGGGTCCTGGTGTGGACATTTCCAGTCTGATGGGTGGTATCATGATGCCACCTCCCCCACCCATGAACACCAAACCCCTGGAGTCTGTCAGGGAAGATCCACCCATGATGGCCGATGATGACAATGTTTCGGACATCATTTCGATCTCAGGAGAATCCACGGGTGGTGAAGTGAAGGAGGTGAATGTCGCAGGGGGTACCAAGAGGAGAAGGAAGAAGAAGACTGAAATTAATCTTTAGGTATAATATAAATGATAGGCTACTGTCCAATCGAGGAGGAGCCTGTCGCTCCCCCACCCAGACCAAAGAAGGTCGTGGTGCCCCAGACGAAACCAGGGACTGTGGAAGATACAGAGTGTAACTATGTCGTTATGTTTTTCATTGTTGGTGTATTGACACTCGCATTGATGGATACGTTGGAATAATTGTAATTCGTTTTTGCCACGAGTATGTAATATTCGCGGGAAAAAAGAAATGTTTACTTAACCTTTTCGGAAAGTTCTTTGACTGCCTCGATCAAGAGACCAATGAGACCATGATAAGAGACGGCATAATAGCCATCATCCCCCGTATGTACAGTTTCTGGGAGAATCTTTAGAACTTCCTGTGCGATGACACCGACCGAAGGTTTATCATTAATCATGTAGGTACACCCCGAAATCTGTTTAACCTTTTCGAGTGCGTTCGGAATGTGACTAATTTCCGTCTTAAAACGTCTATCCGAAGGGATGATGAAATCGGATGCCTTCAGGGTACTACTGAAAGACCCAGACGTACCAATTAGAGAATCACCAAGGGTTGTCTCTCCAGAAGCCTGTAAAGTCCCCCCGAAAGATGCGTTACTTCCCGTTGTTAATACACCAGAAGCCTGTAAAGTCCCCCCGAAAGATGCGTTACTTCCCGTTGTTAATACACCAGAAGCCTGTAAAGTCCCACCGAAAGATGCGTTACTTCCCGTTGTTATTGTACTATCAACTTGCATGGTTCCTGCAAAACTGGCGTTTCCGTCAGACACCGATATAGTAGCTTTTACAACGTCGTCTGTGTTTTTTATATTAAGGTCCCCCTTTGCAGTAAGGCCGCCATTAGTACTTAAACCAGCTTTAAAAAAGCCTGTACCATCCTGTGTTATAAATGCATTAAGATTTACAGGTTTGGTTCCAGTCCTTATATAAATACCCCCCTGTATGACCACTTCTTCGGTAGCCGACGGATCTATGGTTACAGTGTCAGTTCCGATCGTCAGTGTATTATCCACATCTAGAGTGTTGTTAATCTGCATCTCACCGGCGAAGGAAGACTGACCTAGATTGTTGATGGTTACATTTGAAGTTGAACCATCCACCATCCGAAACGAGTTAAAAACGTCGAGGGTATGGTCACAGTTGATATTACTCGCGGTAATAGCCTCCGCGAACGAGGCGTTCCCATCGTTACGGATGTAGATGTTTTCAGTTGTACCATCAAACATCTTGAAACTCTCACCGGTCATGGAAATGTCATCTTCGAAATTCGCTACACCGGTGAAGCTCGACGTGGTATTCACGACGACGGGTCCACCGAATGACGCGGTACCCGAAGCAACTTCAACACTACCAAAAAATGAAGAATGACCTTCAACGACGAGTTCATCTTGAATCTGCATCTTACCAGCGAAGGAAGACTGACCTAGATTGTTGATGGTTACATTTGAAGTTGAACCATTCACCATCCGAAACGAATTAAAAACGTCAAGGGTCTCATTACAATTGATATTTTTCGCGGTAACAGCCTCTGCGAATGAGGCGTTCCCATCGTTGTGGATGTATACGTTTTCAGTTGTACCGTCATACATCGCAAAACTCTGGCCGTATACGAAGGCGTTCGCATCGATGGTCATGTCACCACCGAAGGATGACGTATCCGCAATTTCTAAGGTGTCGTCTACCTGCATAGCACCCGTAAACGAAGACGTTCCACCAACTTCTAGATTTCCACCAATATCTACATGGCGTGAGAAGGAGCCAGTTCCATCGTTATGAAGTTTGATTTTATCCGCGAGGCCGTTACGTACGACAAAACTCTGACCGTACACAAAGGCATTCGCATCGATGGTCATGTCACCACCGAAGGACGACGTGTCCGCAATTTCTAAGGTATCGTCTACCTGCATAGCACCCGTAAACGAAGACGTTCCACCCACTTCTAGATTTCCGGCAATTTCGATGTCACCACCAAACGAACCATTACCGTTGGTCTCAAACAGGATCGTATCATTGTTGACACTGATATTGGTCGTCGCGTGGACATTCCCGTCGATACCTCGTAAAAGGGTAGACTGTACAACTTCCTTGGTCAGATCGTTGTAGCCCATGATGTTGATTGTGTTACTATCATCAGTTTGTATGGGTGCAATAACGAGTGTATCTCGTCTAGTTGATTTCAATATCTGCCCTGTGGCGTTTATGACTATAGAATTAAGAGTCTGGTTACCTTCTACGGAATCCGTTAAATTCTGTGCCTGAGCACCGATCGCGATGGAGTTGTTACCTATATTAGTCCCCGTGTTATTTCCTATAGAAACAGACGTACCACCTGGTGCACCAGTTCCTGCATCTTCACCGACCCGAACAATAGTACTGGTTACCCTATCAATTAAATCCGTGACATCGGATTGTAACGAGGTAATGTCACCATAATTAACAATCGCACCAATATCAGTTTCCAAATCTTCGATACGCCCAACATTTGACAATAATTCAGTTTGTATATTTGAAACGTTCGAAAATGTACCACTAAGGATAACAGCATTAGACAACTGGTCCGCGACTACACCATCGATGCGTCCAACATTAGAATCTACGATTTCCTGTAAGATGGTTATGTTCGAAAAATTATTTGAAACGATGAGGCTGTTGGAAAGGTGTACTTCTTCGAGTACTTCGATACGATCAACATTGTCAGCATGATCACTTTGTAATGTCAGGAGAAGTGGGCTATAAATATTCTGTATACCACCCCCGACAATTACACCCCCCAAAAAGTTCTCCAATTGTAGGATATTACTCTGTGCGACAGTGATGTTCGAGAAGTTGTTGGTAGTGAAAGCTTCTAAATTTGACGTTCTCGTGAAGAGTTCCCCCGTGTCACCAACATCGACCGTCGTAGCACCCTTGGCGATGACCGTTCGTTCACCGCTATCATCGAGAACGTTGTAGACGATTTCTCGAACTTGGGGTGTTTTACCAACCATGGTTTACTATATTAGTTTCCGAATAAAATTCCAGCCATTCCTTCCTGGATACGCAGCACGTTGTAGTTCACAGCATAGATTCGAATGTCTTCACCTGTTCGCTCAGAACCGACAACAGCATCGCGAATCTGTAATTGGGCATTATCTAAACGACTAAAGTTACATGAACCAGTAGACTTATAGTCTGAAGCGTTTGTACAGAAATGATAGGCGTAGTATCGGGTATAGAATGGTGTGTTGTACAGTTCATGGAATGCAGAAATACCAAAGTCAGAATGAAAATAGTTTTGTACTGTGTGAAAATAGGTTGGTGTCATGGCTTCGAAAAGATGTGTACCGTTCAATAAAATATCGGCAGAGTCAAAGGTGAATCGATCTTCGATCACGTTACTGGATTTTGTGGGTATCCCAAAGAAGAGTGACTTCACTGGGTGATTGAATTGAGAAAGATCATAGTCATTGTAACCCGGTATCAGCTTCTCCTTGATTGTCTGTGTCTGTGTGATGATGAAATCCAATTTGGTGGATGTGAATCGTTTCCGTTCTGGAGCATCCAAGTATACGTAGTTACCGTACAGCTTGGCGGAAAAGGGTATATCCATGTTTTGTTGAAAGTTGACTCGAACTTCCACCTGGTGATATTGAAGAGCCACCATGGGAATGTAGGAACTTTTGTTGTTGAAAAAGAAGGTCAATGGGATAAAGTTCGTGTTGTTGACGGAACACTTATTGTTAATCTCCTGAGACTTTGTGTAGGTATCTGCAAGGTAATTCTGATAAACGTCGCTCATAAAGTCAAAGGGTTGAGAATCGACTCGTTGACCACCGATGTACAGATCAATCGTCGATCCCTGGAACCCTTCAACGAGGTTCGTACCTTCAAACCATAGACCTGTGAGTAGATCACCATTCGTGGGAATGACACACGAATCTTCAGCCAATGAAAACTCTTTAATGAGTTTAGGAGCCTGAGCAAAGTTTGTATGTCTCGTATACTTTGACGTGAAAAGGGAGGTTCCTTCACCACTCATGTAATAGACATCTTGAGCACCCTTGGAAACAAGTTGAATGAGTGCACCAGACATATCTATTAGATGTGCAGATTATAAAAATTGACACTTACCCTGAAACGGGTTCACTTCTTCCTTGTCCTCGACTGCGTCGATTTTGAAACCACCTTGTTTATAGACTCGCAATCTTTTCTTGTACATGGCAAACAGTATAGACCAGTGGTCGACGATGTCATAGATGTGTGGATTGTTATTCTTACCGGGTGTCTCTCTCATGACACGTCCTATAGACTGTTGAATGTCAGACTTGGGAGTAGCCAATATGACTGTATCAAGAGTTGGAATGTCCAAACCTTCGTGGGCCTGACTGAAAGTTGCGAAGATGATCTTCTTCTTCGATGATGCTTCGAGATCAGCTTCTTTCATACCCCCCATGTAGAGACCTGAACTTTTCGGAAAACACTGATGGAGAAATTCACAATGTTGTCGTCGATCGCTTAGTACCAGAAGTTGTCTGGTCCCCTGTGAAGCCTTTTTTACTAGACTGACAAGCATCTTGTTACGATCTCTATGTTCGACAAGTTCTGTGATCATGTTGACAAGTGACAATTGTCCATTTCGTGTACAGGGTGGTGGGTTCTTAAACATTGGACACTCATATTGAACGGAAAAAACTTCAACTTGTTCTTGATTCTGGCGTTCAACTGCGAAAAATGTTGGACCCATGAACCAATGAAGCACCTTGCTTAGACCATCCTTCCGGACAGGTGTCGCAGACAGACCAAATATATGACGAGGACACATCTTGAAGAGACTTTGACTAAAGACCTTAGCACAGATGTGATGAGCTTCATCCACAATGACCGTACCGATACTATCAAAGTCACTGAAGGAATACTCTTTGAGAGACAAGGATTGAAGCATTGCGATGACAAAGTCACAATCGACTTCCTTTTTATTTTGTTGAACAACACCGATGGTTGCTCCTGGACAAAACTGTTTGATACGTTCACGCCATTGGTCGGCCAGAAACTGCTTATGGACAATGATCATCGTTCTGTATCCGAGTGTACACGCTATGGCCAAGGATACCGTCGTCTTCCCATAGCCACATGGTAAAGAAAGGACGCCATGGCCTGCTCGAATTGCTGCCGCATGTGCT